CTATGTCGCACCCAACGGAGAGAAGTATCCGTCTGTGACTACGGTGATTGCCGATCATGGCAAGGAAGGAATTCTAGAGTGGCGTAAGAGAGTCGGTGATGAGAAAGCCAATGAGATCTCTCGCAAGGCTACGACTCGTGGGACTAGTGTTCACAAAGTGCTCGAAATGCATCTGAACAATGAAGATGTTTCTTCTGTCGAAATGATGCCGAATGTTAAGTCGCTCTTTGTGCGCATGAAGCAAGAGTTGAGTGAAAAGGTCAATAACATTCATTGCCTTGAAGATCGTTTGTTTTCTCATGAACTTAAACTTGCTGGCACCGTAGACTGCATCGCTGAGTACAAGGGTGTACTGTCAGTCATCGACTTCAAGACTTCCAATCGTCTCAAGAAAAAGGAGAACATCGGCGGATACTTTATGCAGGGTGCAGCCTATGCCACGATGTTTAATGAGATGACTGGTCTCAACATTGACCAGATTGTTATTCTAATTGGCGTAGACACTGCTAACTTTTGCCAGACTATGATTGTTCGAGGCGAAGAACTAATTCATCATCGTCAAGAGTTGCAGAAGTATATTGATTCCTATTGGCAAAAGGCTTGATATTTACATTTTGATATAGTACAATAGACTAAAGGAAAAAGAATAATGCAAAAAATTAATTTGTTTTTGTTAAGTTTAATACTCGTGATTGGCTCAGGGAATGCAATTGCACAAAATAGTGAAGATGATCTAGATGTATTGTTGGGCGCAGTAGCAGGAGCAACACTTGGGTCAACCATCGGTGATGGTGATGGCAAAAAGATTGCTACTGTTCTTGGTGGGCTGATTGGCGCGAATGTGGCAAGAGATCGCCATGGTGGATATTATAGCAGTCGTAGACTCGAATCTATTTGTAAAGATCGTGTTCCTGCGCAGTATCGAAGAAATGTTGGTGTGACTCGTTCTTGGATAAATGGTTGTGTCATTCGGCTTGAACAATATCAGGCTGAACTTGAACAGAATGCATTCGAGGAGGCATTGAATGGAACTTCCAATTAATGAATATGAGTTGCGTGAGATCGTTGAATGTTTGGAGCGCAATGGTCGGTGGTATCTTGCCGCGCAGCTGCTTGGTCGATGGGAATTGTGCGCTAGTCTGCTAAAACTTAACCCAGAATGTATGATTGCAAAAAAAGAAAACACAAAACATATCTACGAGTCTCCTGATAAGGGCAAGACAGTTTATAAAAGAGAATTTGGTAAGTTAGAAAAAGAATTGATTTGATAAAAATTTACGAAGGAGTTACAAATGAAAACAGTTGGAGATAAGGTAAAAGAGTTTAGTGTTGTTGGTGTTCACCCCAATGGTTCTTTTGAAACAATTACAGAAAAGAGTTTTGAAGGCAAGTGGAAGATCATTGTTTTCTATCCAAAGGATTTTACATTCGTGTGCCCAACAGAAATCTTGGCATATGATAAGTTGAATAAGGATTTTGTTGACCGTGATGCTGTTCTTCTTATTGGCTCAACTGATAATGAGTACTGCAAGCTCGGTTGGAAGAACTCTCATGAGGGTCTCAAGAACATGACCTCATGGATGTTTGCCGACACCAAGCGCACTCACTATGTCTACGAAGAGGATGGTGGTAGTGAATTTGGTGACAAGAAAGAGGGTCTTGTTGATCAACTTGGCGTTTTTCATAAGGAAGCTGGTGCCGCTCTTCGTGCAACATTTATTGTTGACCCAGAGAATGTCATTCAGCATGTGAGTGTGAATAATCTAGATGTTGGTCGTAATCCTGATGAGACACTTCGCATTCTAGATGCATTGCAGACAAAGGAACTTTGCCAGTGCAATCGTCAAGTTGGTGAGAAGACTCTTAAAGATCTTTAATTAGAGAACCATTTAAATCATGATTGATTGTTTAATTCTTGGTGATAGTATTGCAGTTGGAATGCAAATGGCAAGACCAGAGTGTGTTGCCTATGCAAAGACTAGTCTAAATTCTGCTCAATTCAACAAGAGATATCCTCAAAAGTTCAATGGTAGAGTTGTTGCAATTAGTCTTGGAAGCAATGATCACAAATATCTAAAGACACAAAAAGAGTTGCTTGCATTGCGTGCTCGAGTTGCAGCCGATGAAGTGTATTGGATTCTTCCCGCTGGGAACTCAAAGACAAGTGAAATTCCTATTGTAAGAATCCAAGAGCATGTGGAAAGTATTGCAAACATGTATGGCGATTGGATTGTTCGAATCCCAAGTCTTTCAAAAGATGGTGTGCACCCAACTCGAAAGGGATATGAGAGAATTGGCGAGATTATAAAATGAAGGTACATGTCTGCGATGTATGTAATTATATCTTTGAAGAATCAGAATATGGAAGATTTGAAGATTTAGATGATAATTGGGCATGTCCTCATTGTGGGTCAGAGAAGGATATGTTTGAGAAAAAAGAAATAGATGAAGGTGAAAATTCCTAAATAACACCATGAACGAAGTAACAGAAACAAAGAAGTATGGTTGTGGATGCGGTCGAAGTCCGACTGGCGTTTGCACTGGATTGCACAAGTTAACAAATGAGCAGTATAAGGCTCATCTTGAAGAACAGAAGAAGCAATTGAATGAGCAAGCAAAGCCACAACTCTTACAAGGATAATAACAGCGTAAACATTTAGGTAAAGGCATCTTGGACGGGGTTTCAATACCCCCATCTCCACCAAAAGCACATCTTGAAAAGTCTTGGTGTGTTTTCTGAGGGGATGACAGGTTTCGACAGGGTGAGTAATAGACAAAATGCGCTCGTCAGGCGAATGACGATAATATAGCAAAACTAGTAAATGCAAACGATGATTCATTTACACCTATGGCTCTCGCTGCCTAATAAGCACATTGAGCACAAAGAGTTGACCGCTCGGTAACAGAAAGGTCTGGGGTGGTGGTGCGAACCACCACCCTTTTCTTTCCACTGCAATAATGGAGACTTAACATGAATGCAGTAGATATACTTTGTAATGTGGAAAAATATTTTGATCGCAATCACAATTTTTATATGCTCTGGGGTGGTTTATTCGCTGCTCTCTTTTTTGGATTGTTTGTGCCGTATAACATGTATTCTAGAGCTATGGTGCAGTTGGAAACTCAGCAAAATGCAAATGTCATTCTTGCTGCTCAAATACTCGACATGAACACTCGCATGGAGTTTCTTGAGTTATCATACGAAAGAAAACAAAAGGTCATGCGCGAAGTTGAGTGCCTTGCGCGCAACATTTACTTCGAAGCAGGTGGCGAGCCTCGCGCTGGCAAGATTGCTGTTGCAGAAGTTACAATGAACCGAGTGAAGAGTAATCAATTCCCAAAGACCGTTTGTGCTGTTGTTCATCAGAAACATAAGAACATCTGTCAGTTTTCTTGGGTCTGTGAAGGCAAGCGTTCGGTTCGTAACAATAATGCTTGGCGTGAATCGCAAAAAATTGCTGAAAGCATATTGATTTCCAAGAAGAGATACGGTATAATAGGTAATGCCAAATACTTTCATGCAACTTATGTTAACCCAAAATGGGCTGATGAAAGTCGAATGATTGCTCAAATCGGTAATCATATATTTTATCATTGAGGCTTTATGCGAATTATAAATGATGTAAAACTTGACTACAAGGATGTTTTGATTACACCGAAACGATCTACTCTTGCGTCTAGAAGTGAAGTGGAATTAAGAAGACATTTTAAATTTCGCAGTGGGAATGAATGGTACGGTGTTCCAATTATAGCAGCCAACATGGACGGTGTTGGAACATTTGAGATGGATTCGGCGTTAGATAAATGCCACACAATGGCTGCATTGACAAAACATTTCAAAGATGTTGAACTGATAGACCATCTTAAAAAGAAACTCAACAGCAGCGTTTACTCTCTTGGTATTAGTGACAAAGATCTAAACAAATTCGATAATGTTTATCATGTAGTGGGCGATAAACATATTAAAGTTTGCATCGATGTCGCGAATGGATATACACAAGTGTTCGTAGAATTCATACAAAAATTCCGCGAACGATACCCTAGTGTTATTTTGATGGCAGGTAATGTTGTTACACCAGAGATGACTGAGGAATTGATTCTCGCAGGTGTTGACATCGTGAAAGTTGGCATTGGTCCTGGCTCTGTCTGCACAACACGCAAGATGACAGGAATCGGCTACCCACAGTTGAGTGCGGTTATTGAGTGTGCTGATGCTGCTCATGGTCTTCGGGGTCATATCATAGCGGATGGTGGGTGTTCCGTTCCTGGAGACATTGTAAAAGCATTTGCGGCAGGTGCTGATTTTGTAATGCTTGGTGGAATGTTGGCGGGTCACAAGGAAGGTGGTGCCTCGTCATTTGGTGACAATCGATTCTATGGCATGAGTTCTGATACAGCCATGGATATGCATAATGGCGGTGTTGCCAATTACAGAGCATCTGAAGGCAAAACTGTAGAGATTCCATATCGCGGTGAAGTGAGCAGAACTATTCAAGATATTTTAGGTGGGTTGCGTTCAGCATGTACATATGTGGGAGCATCAGAACTAAAAGAACTGAGCAAGAGAACAACTTTTGTTCGCGTGACGCAACAACTAAATGAGACACTGAGTGCTTATGAGATCTAATATGGCAAATCGTGAAGAAAAAAATAACTTCTCTATGATGATTATGAATCTGGCTATTCAAGAAAAGATTGATCACATGGATGCTGTTACAACATATTGTGAACGGCACAATCTTGAAATTGAAGTTGCCGCCAGTTTGATTAATGATTCTTTAAAGAGTATCATTGAAGGTGAAGCAATGGAGTTGAGATTCTTGCCGCGAGGAAGTCGACTGCCTCTATGAACGGATACGATCTTTATTGCATCTATCAGGCGATTAAACTACACTTTACTTCTGAGAGTTATAACTTCTTTCAGTATGATGGCAAAACTCGAGTATCAATAGATGCATTTCAAAAACGCCGTGACAAGTTTCTATTCCATCGTCTTGCGCGCAAGTATCGCGACGATGAGATGGTTCCATTTCTGGTTGCTAATTTTGTACACAGTGACAATAATTGGACCAAGTCATTGCTTGAAGACCAGGCTGAAGAAACTTATAGAGATTGGAAACAAACCACAGACTCAATGAGCAAGGTCTATGCTGAAGATCTACAAAAGATCTGTAGTGATCCAAACAAGTTTAATGATTTATTTAAAGTTGAAGATGGACAGTTTCCACCATTACTAAATCTTCTTATGCAAAAAGAAGTGACTATAGAAACTATGGTGATTCTCAATAACATCTTCGACTTTATTCGAATTTGGGATAAGAAGATTTCTGATGATATCATCTATCCCAAAGTGTCAAGAAAGGTACGCAAGTATGGTGCTTTTCTTGCGGTGAATGTTGACAAGTATAAACTTTTGACAAAAGAAACTTTACTTGCTCAACAGAATACTATATAATAATATGGTAATGAAGAAAGTGGATAAGCAAAATACAATTTATACAACGCTATACGGAGAATACAAATGAGTCTATCAAATCTAAAGAAGGGTTCGTCCCTTGATAAGTTGAAGAAGGCAGTTGAGCAATCTTCAGCAGGTGGTGGCGGTTCTAAGAGCGCAGATGATCGCTTTTGGCAACCTGA